ATCAATTTACAAAATATGAAGTAGGTGAGCATTATAATTGGCACACAGATAGCGATAATAATGAATATAAAGATAGGTATTGTTCAATAGTTATTCAGTTAAATGATGAATATGAAGGTGGGTATTTACAATTGAAAGACTACAACGGAAACACTTACGCATTTGAAAGAGGGTTAGGAAACCTTTATATATTTTTCTCAAATATATTACATAGAGTAATACCCGTTAAAAAAGGAGTTAGATATTCTTTGGTTAATTGGGTATCTTTGGAAAAAATAGAAGGATATAAAAAAACTTTGTTATGAAAAAAATAGTAATAGTTGGTGGTGGAACTGCTGGGTGGCTAACGGCTTTATATGCTCAGCGATTTTGGGGAATGGATAATATCACTTTAATAGAAAGTTCTAAAATTGGTATATTAGGTGCGGGTGAAGGTTCTACACCCAATTTTCCAGGTGTAATTTCTAATTTGGGGATAGATGAGAGTGATTTTATTACTAAGACTGATACTGTATTAAAGAAAGGTATTGATTTTGTTAATTGGTCTCCTGATTTAAGTAGTGAATTTTTGCATGATTTTGGTAAATTAAATAATAATAAAGTTTATGGTTATCACTTTAATGCGAGATTGGTAGCTGAATATTTTAAAAATTTGGCAATCGAACGTGGCATTAAATGGATAGATTCTATTATTACAGGATTCAATAAAGATTCAGATAATAATATAAAAGATATAAAATTAGAAACGGGTGATATTATATCTACGGATTTTGTTTTTGATTGTAGTGGATTTGCAAGATTGGTAATCGGTAAAGAGTATAATTCTGAGTGGATTTCATATGCAGACCAACTAACAACCAATTCAGCAATAGCATTCTTTGAACCAATAGATACTACTTTTGAATTAAGGCAGCAAGCAAATACAAAATGTATAGCAATGGATGCTGGGTGGATGTGGAGGATACCAACTAGAGGGAGATATGGTAATGGTTATGCATTTTCTGACAAGCATATAAGTGCCGATGAAGCTAAATCTGAGGTAGAGAAGTATTTGGGTAGAGAAATAACAATAGCTAAAACTTTCAAATATGATGCCGGTCATTATAAACAAAGCTGGGTTAAGAATTGTATAGGTATTGGGTTATCAGGTGGATTTTTAGAACCATTGGAAGCAACTTCTGTTATGACCCTTATAATGTCTTTACAATTTATAAATAAATTAGGCGATAGTAGATTTGAAAACCAACATCACATTGAAAGTTATAATGAGTATATGGAAGATATTAATAAACAAAATATGTTGTTTGTTAGATATCACTATCACTGCTATAGAAACGATACTCCTTTTTGGAAAGAACTATACGATATGAAACTACCGGATGGACTGGCTAAATTGCTAGAAAATGATAAGGTTTTACATATACAATCCGGAGATGATATTATGAATACCATTGGCTGTAAAGAATTACCTGTTTTTAGTATGTATAGTTATAGATGTATATGGAGAGGTCACAATCAAAAAATTAAAAAAAGCTTGATATAAATGGAAAAGATATACTTTGATAATGATACTTATATTTGGAAAACAAAATTAAATCACACAAATAATAAATTAGATTTACTAAAAGAGGCTAATATTGTTATTGATTCTCAACCCTATGTTAAAACCGATGGATTTTCTTATAAAATTGAATGGAATGAAAATTTAAATTTTATTGGTGAATTTAAAATAGAAACAAAATTGGATGAAATAGTTCAGCTTGGTGTTAATAAATGTATAGAAATTCATAAAGACAAAAATACAAATTACAATAAAATTAATACAGATGCTTGGGTAAATGTAGTTCGTTCACATAATCCAGTTCAAGAAAATTTTCATAATGGTAAAAAATACCACATCCATACTGAACTAAACAAGCAAACTAAATCGTTCACCCCACATTATACATATGTTTATTACATTCAAATGCCAGATGTAATGAATGGCGAGGATGGTGTTCTATATTTTAGCGGTAAAAATAAAAAAGAGTATTGGATTAGACCTGAGGAAGATGATTTAATTATAATGGAGGCAGATATGCCGCATAGTCCAAATACCTCTCCTAACTCAACAATTGATAGGATAGTAATTGCAGGAAATGTTGGATTTGAAAATATAAAAAAACAAAGTAGCTTAATATAATGTTAGTTGATAATAAATTTATATTTGTAAGTTTACCTAGAAGTGCATCGACTTCATTTTATATAACTTGTCTTAAAAAAGGGATTAAAATTGAACATTATGATACAATTATAGGATTGAATAAAATAGAGTTAGATGTATCACATGATAATGAATATATTGCAGATAATATTCAACATGCACATGAGAGATTGACAAGTTTAGAAAAAAAATTTGGTAATCAATATGATGTTATATCAGTAAGGAGAGATAGACATGAACGTTTTTTATCTCTATGGAAACATGTTATAGATGAAACTCATAGAATGGGAGATTATGATACTTTTGAAAGGTTTACGCAGTTAGAAGTAAATGATATATTGTTTTATAACAGTGAAAATTTAGTAAACATAAAAGATAAGGTTAATATAATTAAAAGAATTGTGGGTAATAAAAAATTTAAAGATATCCACCCACAGATATCCGCTATGGTTAACATATTAATTACTCCACCATCCCAATACCATAATAATGACCCTAGAATCAAATGGTTTGATTTTAAAAAATTAAACGAATTGGAAGAGTGGGTTTCTAATAAGTTAGAAATAGAATTTAAACTTGAACAAAGTAATTCAAGTAAACACTTTAATTCCAAGTTAAGTTTAGATGAAACATTTATTAGAAAATATAATCAAATTTATGATATCTATGATATCCCTAAAGTTGTTAAAACATTAATATGATTGATTTCGCTGATGTTATAAAATCATGGTGGATAGCTGAGAACCCAACTGAGAAAGAATCCTTTTTAGCCAAAAAAAGATTAGAAATTTGTACAGGAGATGATGCTAATCCAAAATGCGAGAACTATAAGCAATTATTTAAGAAAAGGAAGTGGTCGGCTATATGTGATGGATGTGGGTGTCCGGTTTCTAAGAAGATATTCTCACAAGTAATAAACCCATGTCCATTAGATAAATGGATGGGTGTTGATAAACAATATGGTAATGGTATGGATAAAAAAGAACAAAAATCTATAATTTAAATATATATATTTAAGGAAAAAACACAAATATGAAAGGAACTATAATAGGTACAGACCTACTACAACAAGGTGATTCGGTTAAAGTATTGGAAATCAATACCAATACAACCATTTATAATAGTGGAGCAGATTTATTAAATTATGACCCATTATTTGAAATGATGGTATCAAATGATATAAATCAGTTGCATTTTATTTGGACTGATATGGAATCATATCTTCCCGAAAATGTAAAGCAATATAGATTTGCTGATATTTTAAAAGAGAAATGTCAATTGAATGGTATCGAATATTTTGGATATACAGTACCTTTAAATTCGGTAACGGTACCATATATTGAAGATACATCCACTAAATTTATTTTAAGACAAGCATACGATACAACCGCATTGATAGATGAAACTTATTGTGCGGATAAATATGAATTTGTTTCGTTGATGAGTGGGTCTGAATATATACCAAAAACATACATTTCTAACAATGAATTTGATTATGATTCTTTAAATTCTTTAGATTTAGAACATCCAAATGAACCCAATATTCTAATTAAACATAGATATCCTGCATACGATCAAGCTGAATTGCCCGGATTATATTCATTAGAATCGGTATCTGAACTGATTCAATTTAAAAGTGAATTAATTGCCGAAGATAACAATTTGATACAAGAGTTTATATTAGATGAAAAAAACATATTAAATAATAGGATGAATATAATAAGAAGTATTGATATAATATATGGTTCTAACTTAGATGTTATCAATATGGGAGGTTATACAACATCAGCAGTTATGGAACTTTCATTTTTACAAAATGAATTTATAAGTGGAAGTAGAAGATTAAATCAAAAAAGTAGATATAAGTATATAAACAAAGGATTGGGTAATTTTTCATCATTAGATTATCACACCGATGATGATTCGTTAATATTAGATTATACCGGCTCTTTTAGAAGTTTGGATACTTACCAATTAGGAGACTATATCAAATCGATAGATTTTACTGATTTAAATGATAATTCTCCATCGAATGGACAGAATGTTTTATTATATGGATGGGAATCTACTTTAGACCGAACAATTAATACATTGTTAGAAACTTCTTCCTCATTAGAAGGAATAGCATCCGCATCAGTTGAAACTCTATTTATACGAATTACATTAGAAAATGGAACAACATGGACAGATTCCCCATCATGTACATATTATATAGAGGAGTCCGGTTCATTATCAACAAGATGGGATAAAGTAAATAATTTTTATATAGGTGACAAGTTGGTAGTCCAAAATACAATAACAAGCGAATTAAGTACCTTAGAAATTGTTGGACTAGATATGGAATATGATTATAAAACAATTTATGGTTTAGATTTTGAACCATCTGATTTGTTTTTGGTCGATATTGGAAATAACTCAGTTAGTATAATGCACAATCAATGTTGGTGTTGCTATGGTAGAGCACAATGTGGTAACTGGTGTTGTGCGAGATGGTGTCCACCATGTGGACGTAGACCACCAGCTAAACTTTAATAATAAAATAAAAAACATAAATAAACCAAACATATGGCAGAAACAATAAGAATAGAGAGACCAGCACAAGTAATAAAATCCGATATAACCCCATTGGATTCTAACTTAAAAATTAAAATAGCAAGTGCTTTTCAAGAAATAGTAAATAGAATTAAGGCTAAACATTTAGGTTAGTATTCTATGAAGCTATATTGTTATGGAGATAGTTGGACTGAAGGTGTTGGTGTAAATCGACAAATGGAAAATAGTTTTCTTAAATCCGAAGATAGGAAATCGTATAGAAATCAGTTTTCGTGGCCCAAAAACTTGTCAGAACTACTATCTATTAATTACGAAAATTGCGCAATAGCTGGGTGTTCTAATAAGCAAATATTTGATGCAATTGTAAACGATATAAAATCCAACAAAATAACTGAAGGTGATTTGGTTGTAGTATTATGGAGTTCATCTTTGAGAGATGGTGTTTCTTTTTTTCCCGAAAATGAATGGTTTGCTTGGGGATTGCGATACATAGAAGATGAACATTTAAAACATTGGGGCGTTGGACGTGAATTAACAAAAGATGCAACTTATAATAAATTTATATATGATTATAAAATGTTTTATGCTACTCAATTACTAAATCAAAATTATTATAATATCGTAAATCAAAATTATATAATTTTTTTACAAAAGCTTTTTGAATACTATAACATTGTATATGTTATGGCAGATGCATTTGATAAGATGATTATAGATATTAATAAGGATGATGATAAAACAAGTTATATTGATACTAATTTGTATTGGAATTTCTCTTTAAAAACATTTAAAGATTACCTATCCAATTTAAACGATACATCTGTATGGGAAGATAATTTACCATTTGAAAGTGCACCGGGTAAACACCCATCCATATTTGGATATAAAAAAATAGCAGAAGAGTTACATAGATTCATTCATTCAAATAATATATTAAATAAAAAATTTGATAAAAAAATTAATTTAATATAATGAATTTTTCAATAAACAATAATTTTTGTGATAGAGAAGAGGCTACTTCTATAATTCATTTTTGTATTGAAAACGGAGAAGCATTTTCGTATAATCCAAATGAGGTTTGGGATTGTAAGAGAATGTATGATGATTCATTTAAAGAAAAAATAATTAGTAAATTAACTAATAAATTTACAAATGGTGATTTTAACTTATGGTTTGATTATAAGACCTTTAATTTAAAAAATTTCAACATTAGTCTAACGGCATATTATAATAATAGATACCTAAATTTACATAAAGATATATCAAGCGAATTAACAACTGTCATAGTGTTATCGGATGTTTATAAGGGTGGTGAATTTGCATTAACTGAAGATGATAATCCACCATTTAACTTTGAAACATTAGATGGTATTTCTACATTTGATTTAAAAATGGGTGATAGTATTTCCTTTAATGGTTCTAGCACTTATCACGGAGTTCTACCAGTAACATCAGGAATTAGATATGCTTTAAATATTTGGATGACCGAAACTGATTTTGATTATCCTAAATTAAAATCTAAGAAAAGCATTATATAATGTTAAAAAAAAAGTTTAACATATACATTTGTGGTGATAGTTTTGTAGATTGGGATATGCCCGAAATACATTGGGTAGATTACTTATCCAACCATTATAATGTTATTAAATTGGGAAAATTTGGTTCTGATAATACTTCTATATTATATCAGACGGGAAATATACCAAATTATGTGGATGGTGATAGATTGATTATAGTTTTTACTGCTCCTGGTAGATTCCCACGAAGATATTTTGGG